TGGTTTCAAAGCGCATGTCCAGGCGCGTCAGGTAGTCGCGCAGTTCGTCGCGGCGCAGGTAGATGGTGGGCAGTTGGGCGCGGAATTCCATGAAGCTGCGATCCAGACTGCGCAGGGCTTCAAACTCTCGTTCTTCCCGCCGAATGTGCTCGGCATACGTGTCGTGCCAGTTTTGCTGGCTGTCGCGCCGGGCTTGATCCAGGGCGAGAAACCGGGCGTCGAGGCTGCGTTCGATCCGGGTGAACAGGGCGCGCACCAGGGCAACGCCGCCGGTGCCGATGACCGCCAGGACGGTGAGGATCGCTTCCGTGCCGATGCCGGTCATTAGCTCACCCAGGTTCATGCCGATCCGCCCAGACCACGGCGGCCTCAATCGCCAGGTGCAGCAGGGCGGCGCCGAGGGTCAGCCCGGCGGCGCGCAGGTCGGCGACGGCCATCTGGCGCTTGTTCTCGCCGGGCAGGTGAGCGTCCCTCAGTTGCAGCACCACTGCGCGCACCCGGTCCCAGTCGGTGGGGCCAATCAGTTGGCGGAGCAGCAAGGACAGGGCTTGGCGCAGGAGGCGGCTTACGGGAGCGGACGCTGACATTGGAAGGTTCCCTCAACGGTCGTTAAAGCCGGATGGGGCGCGCCGCTCGTCCAGGTCAGGCGCGATGCGATGGCCGGGCGGCACGTCCACGGTGACGCCGGGCAGCCGGCGAGGAGGCAGAGGAGTAACAGCCCCCCCACCCCGGCCCTCCCCCGCGAGGGGGGAGGGGGGTTGAGCGGTGTCCCCCGCGAGGGGGGAGGGGGGTTGAGCGGTGTCCCCCGCGAGGGGGGAGGGGGGAGTGGTCGGCGGCAGTTCGATGCGCACGGTGTTCGGTTCATCGGCGAAGAACATCCCGATCAGGCCGGAGAGTTGCGCGCCGACGCCGAGCCAGAAGTCGGCGCGGGCGAGGACGGCGTCGAGGTCCGGGCCGTCGCCGGTCCCCCACAGCAGGTGGTAGAGGGCGACGCTGCCGGCGACGAACATGGCGAGGCCGCGTTTGGTGCTGGCTTCGCGCAGGTTGAATTGGATTCGGGTCAGGGCGTTCATGGGTTGCGCCCACCGTGGAAAGTGGGCAGGCCGTCGCGCAGGAACAGGGCGCGTTCGGCGTCGCGGCGGCGTTGGAGACCGGGCACGGGTCGCCGCTGGCCGGTTTTGGGGTCTTTCGCCTTGTTCCAACCCAGAAACTGGTCGGCGGCGGCCTGGTAGCAGCCGGCGTTGAGTTGGGCGCGCAGGGTGCTGCCGGCCAGGGCGCCGTTGCCGATATTAAAGGCGAGGCTGATCAGGGCGTCGGTCATGCTCTGGGTGACGGGAACCTGGATCAACCGGCCGATGAAGTCGCCGATGCGGGCGGCGTCGTGGCGTAACAGCGCGTCGGCTTGTTCGGCGGTCAGCGGGAAGGTGAAGTGATCGGAGGGCAGGACGCGATGGCCCCAACCCACGGTCGGATGCCCGGCCGGGCAGGGGTAGGGCGTGGCGGCAAAGTCGCCGTCGGGGCCTTGCTCGAAGCTTTTGAGCAGGGCGAAACAGGCTTCACTGGGGGTCATCAGCAGCGCTCCGGGGTTTGAGATAGCTTATCACTATTGATAGGAGATAGGAGATAGGAGGTAGCCCTAGCTCCTAATTCCTGTTTTTCCGCTTGGGCCAACAGGGCGTCGATGATGTCGAGCGCGGTGGCCAGTAAATCGGTGGCGCGGAGGTCGGGGTTGTGGGCCAGGTAGGTTTGCAGGGCGATGGTCAGGTCAACGATCTGCTCGGCGACGTCCGGGGGGGCGCAGTGGTCGAGGAAGTAGGTGGCGGCGGTTTCAGTCATGGTCAGGCTCCGGGGTCGGTTTGGGTTCGGGGTTGAGGTGGCCGCGCAGTTGGGCGGCGAGGTTGCGGAAGGAGTCCGGGGGTGGAGTGCGTTGGGGGGGCGATGGGGCCGCCGTCCTCATCCCCTTCCCCCCTGGCGGGGGAAGGCCGGGATGGGGGGGCGTTTCGGCGGTGTTCCCTTCGACTCCGCTCAGGGAACAGGAACGATTCAGCAGGGCGTGGATGGCTTGCATCCCTTGCCCGGCATCGGCGCGGGGTTGGCGGCGTTGTTCTTCGAGCTGTTCTTCCTGGGCGGCTTCGACGCGGTTGGCTTGGCCGGCGAGGATTTCCAGCAGGTAGCCGTGGCTTTTCAGGGGGAGGGTGAGGCTGGCGCGGCGGTCGATGATTTGATCGAGGGCGCTGGCCCAGTCGGCGGGGGTGACGCGCCAGGGGCGGCCCTGGCGGCGGATTTCGCCGGCGTCGATCATCGTGTGGAGTTCGGCCAGCAGGTGGGCGGCGCGGTCCCAGGTGAGGCTGCGTTGCGCGGGGCGGAACAGGCCGAGGTAGCGCAGCAGCCGGGGGCCGAGGTTGGCCGGCAGGGCCAGCGCGGTGGCGACGGCTTGCCGGGCGGCGCCGTCGTTGAGCAGCGCCTCCAGGCTGTTCGTGGCGCCACAGCCCGGGCAGGTCAGGCGCATCGGCCCTCCCGCTGTTCGCCGTTCGTCGTGCGGCGTTGGCGGCGTTGTTGGTCGTAGACCAGGGCGGCGACGATCTTGCGGAGTTGCTGGTCGTCGCAGAAGCGGATGGCTTCCAGATCAAACATGCGTTTGACGATGCCGTCGACGTAGGCCCAGGGGCGGCCGGCGTCGGCGAGCAGGGCTTCGATTTTGTCCATGAGGCGGGTTTTGCCGGGGCCGGCCACCCGACGATCCAGGCGGCGGTGGTCGGGGGGTTTGAAGCCGCGCCGGTGGAATTCGTCGAGGACGGCGCGGCGTTGGGCGGCGTCGAGGTCGGCGGCGCTGCGCTGGCCGGTGAGGCGTTCCAGCAGGTCGCGGTAGGCGTCGTCGTCAAGGTGCAGGAAGCGCTGGCCGGTGTGGATGCGGCGCAGGTCGCGGGTGCGCAGGGGTTCAAAGGGGCTGGGCATGGGGGTCTCCGGGGTGTGGTTAAATCGCTGAAGGGGGCGTTAACCCCATTGTGGTAAAGGCCCTTTTTGGAGGCTTTACCACAGGTGAGTCGGTTGGGCTGAGCTTGCGAAGCCCATCAGGGAGGTCGGGCAACGCGGGGCTTTTGCCCGACCTACGGGCTCATTGGCGGTAGGGACGCCCCCCCATCCCGGCCTTCCCCCGCGAGGGGGGAAGGGGCTATTCGGGGGGGGTCTGCTACGCGACTTCTTCCAGGGGTTACTTCTCCCAGAGCGCGCGCAGGGCGTCCACTTTCTGCCCCAGTGCGGAGAGTTCTCTGAAGAGAATCCGCAGTTGTTCGGTGTGCAGTTGGCGGTCTTCCTGCATCAGTTCGTAAAGAGCGTCGACGGTCGCGACAAAATCGCGCTGGCTTTTGTCCAGGGCGGTCGCCCACTCGGGGGCGGGAACAGGGGTAGGGGCAGGCCGGGAAATGCCCTGCTGTTGCAGCAGTCGCAGGGCGTCCGCTCTGGCGATGAACGGGGCGTGGTCTAGGGGCATCAGCCGTACCTGGTGACTCGCCGCCCATCGGGTGTAATGCCACCCGGGGGGTACGCTTAGGGACTGGCGCAGGAGTTTCAGGGGCACCCACTGACTGGCCCCCAACACGGCGAGCACATCTTCCTTACGAAATTCGGCACATGGCCCCGAACCCCCCTTACTGATGTTCCATACCGGGACCGCCCATAGGTCGGCCTGTTTCAGCACCTCCTTTGCGCGGGGGAACATGCCGAGGCGGTGCAGGTCAGCGCCCGTCAACAGGGGGGCGTTGAATCGGTCAATAGCCGCTTTGATCGCTAGTTCCTTGGGGAGGTACTGCCGGGGACCCCCTGGGTTAGGGGACCCTGCCGTCCGGCAGGGCGTGGTGCGATAATCAGGGGTCGTGCTTAATAAGCTCATTGAAGTGTTCATGCGGTAAAATCTTTAAACGTTGGGTTTCTCGTTTCGGCGCGTCACCGCCGGAATGCCCCCCCATCCCGGCCTTCCCCCGCAAGGGGGGAAGGGGGACGGCGAGGGGTCGATCTCAAGCCACTTCTTCCAGTTCCGTTTCAAACGGCTGGACGATGAATTCCTCTTTCTGGGTGATGGTCAGGCCCTTGAGGTGGCTGACCGCCTCCGGCTCCGCTAACACGGCTTCCTTGTTGATCTCTTCCTTGACGCGGATGAAGCGGGTCAGGCCGAGGTTTTTCAGCACGTCCAGCAGGTTGTCGAGGGCGCGGATGGTGACTTTGGGCGGGGTCATCCGCCATTTCACGTCGCCGCTGGCGAGGTGGGCGTATTTGACTTTGCCGTCTTGCGTCAGGGCGGCGCGGTGGGCTTCGCACCAGAGATGGACGCCGGTGGTGAGGGCCTTGATGGCGTCCTGGTGGGGCGCGGCTTGTTGCTCCCAGGCTTCGCGGACGGTCGCCAGTTCGTCGTTCATCAGCGTTTCAATCCGGGCGCGCTCGCGTTGATGGCGACCGATGGCGGCGATGCAGCCGACGACGTCGTCCTTGGTTTGCGGCACGGTGACGATGACCGCGTCGGTTTTCAGGCGGGCGGGTTTGCTCATAACAGTTTCCTCAAAAGGGAGAACCCCCCCTGTGGTATCGTGAAATCGCTGGATTCTGTTCACGCTACTGACGAGAGAGGTTCTTATGGCTCAGAAAAAGAAGGCGACTTTTGATGATGCCGACATCGCCCATGCGATGGTGACGGCCGTGTTGTCCGGGCTGATCCTGACGCTCAAAAAACACGACATTTCGCCGTGGGACTTGGCGGAAGCCCTGGAGCAGCTCCGGCCCCCGACCGATAAAGATCGGTTGGGGCTGGACTTGGCCAAGGAATGGATTTTCCGCGAGTTCACGTCGCGGACACCGCCACCGGAGGTGCGGAAAGCCGCGCCTCCCACTGCGCCCTGATGTCGTCCAGGGCGGGGGCGATCACGCTCCAGTCTTCGCCCGCGGCCCAGCCGCTGATCAGCCGGTCATGGATTTGTTGTTGAAAGACCGGTGAGTCCGCGTAGGGCAACCGGGGGTAGGCGATGAGGTAGCGGGTTTTGTCGATCATGGTGGGGTCTCCGGGTTAAGGGGCTGACACAGGTTTTTGCTGGGTTTGAACTTGAGGCGACGCCCGGCGGGGATAGCGAAGGGTTCGCCGGTTTTGGGGTGGCGGCCCTGGCGTTCCGGGGTGTCGATCCAGTAGAAGCGCCCCAAGCCTTGCAGGTGGACGGTTTTGCCGAGCCGCAGACTGCCGGCGAGGATGTTCACCGCTACATCAACGATCTCGCGGCTTTGGGTTTTGCTGCCGAAACCGCAGCGGTGGAGTTCCAGCGCCAGGTCGGCGCGGGTGACGGTGGGGGTCTCAGTCATGGGAATGCTCCGGGTGGAGGGTGGGGGGAAGGGTCCGCTCCAGGGCGGCGACGGCCAGCTCCAGGGCGAGGGCGAGTTGCCAGACGCGCCATTCCACATCGGAGCGGTGCGGCAGGCAGAGGGTTTTGCCCCAGTGGATCAGGGCGGCCAGGGCCTGGGGGTCGGTGAGGTCAAGCGGCGGCATGACGGCCCTCCTGGGCGCGACGTTGGGCGCGGGGTTGTCGCCAGTAGGCCATCCAGGCGGCGTCGGCGTCGGTGAGGCCGCGGCAGTCGGTCTCTGGATCGGGCCGGTGCACCGGCAGGCCGCGCTGGGCCAACTTGCGCAGGCGACCCTCCACCCCGTGGTAGGGGCGGCCGAGGGCCGTGGCGATCTGGGTCCGGCTCCAGCCGGCGTTGATCCGGACGATGAGCGTGGCGTCTTCTTGCGGCGTCCAGAGGCGCTCGCGGGGCTTCATGGCCGGGGTTCTCCTTCGCTCAGGCCGCCTTTTTCCAGGTCGGCGCAGGGGCGGGGCGGGCGGTCGTGGCCGAGCAGGGCGTGGACGATGCGGAGCAGCCCGTCGAGGCGGCGCAGGTTGTCGCGGTCGAGGGTGTAGGGGCCGATTTCCAACTGGGAGCCGTCGGCGGCGAGCAGCAGGTCGAGGGTGAAGGGGCCGGGGATGACGCGGTTGGTGACGGTGAGGCTGCCGAGGTAGAGCGGGTCGGCGGCGGGGTCGCCCCCCACCCCGGCCCTCCTCCGCGCGGGGGGAGGGGGTTCGTCGGGGAGGTCGATGTCCTGCTCGTTGAGCGGCCAGGGCGCGGGGCCGTGGGGTTCGCAGGGGAGGGCGCTGGCCGGGAGGGCCGGGAAGCGCGGGGACGGTGCGCGCCAGGGGGTGGCGCTGCGGACGCGGGTCGTGGCGGTCATGGGCGGTTCTCCGGATGGGGTAGGGTGAGGTCGTGGAGTTCGAAGCGGCCGGGGGTGGTGCTGAGCGGGGCGTGGTATTCCCAGTAGCCGCCCAGGCGGGCGGCGAGGTCGGTGATGATCTGGACGAGGTCGATCATGGCGGCGTCGGCGGGGACGTGGAGGCGCAGGTCGATGGGGAGGGAAAGCCCCCCACCCCGGCCCTCCCCCGCAAGGGGGGAGGGGGATAAAGGCGGCTGCCCCGTGCAGGGGGGAGGGAGTGGATCGGCGTCGGCCCTGCCCCGCGAGGGGGGAGGGAGTGGATCGGCGTCGGCCCTGCCCCGCGAGGAGGGAGGGAGTTCCTGGGCGGCGGGATGGGTGCCGGTGCGGGGGCCAGCGCAGCGCGGCTGCACGAGGCTCTTGGGGAGTGGGGCCGTCAGGTTGTGGGGATAATCCGCCATGTCAGTACTCCTTAGTGAGTTGGGAATGAGGGCAGCCGCTGCGGCAGGCGCGGTAGAGGCGGCTGTAGAGGGGGTTGACGGTGGCCATGCGGACATCGCGGGCTTGGTGCTCCAGGCATTTGTGCTTGGGGATGTCGCCGGCAATGGGGCAGGCGACGGTTTGGTTCATTAATCGGCCTTCAATGAGGGTTTGCAGGCGGGTTAAATTGCCTTTGTAGATGCCCTTGAGCATTTGGTTGATGGTGCTGGCGGAGACGCCGAGTTGCCGGGCGACGGCGGCTTGGCTGGTGTCAAGGCAGGCGGTTTTCAGCACGGCGAGCCACTCCGGGTCGGGTTGGGGGTTCATCGGTCGCCTCGTCCCGATAGGGGTAGAGTTGGT